TTGGTTTTTGTTTCTTTAGGTCAGATGATAAAGTATCTATCTTCTTTCCTAAGATTGTAAAGTAATTTCCTATTATTTGTATTGCTTTTGTTAGATTATCCATAAATTAATCATTCCATAGGGGGTGTCCTACTGTTTTTGTCGACTCATACTCATCATAACTTGATAAATTAGGATATACTTTATCTGAAATAAGTAGTATTAATCCTATCCAAATTGTTAAAAATATTATTATTTTCATTTTTTAGGGGTATAAAGTTTATTAAACTGCTTAACATCAGAAGTCCTCTTTATTAATAAATCTTCTAATTCTCTCTTAGTCTTTTTCTCAGTTACTGCTTTCTGTAGTTCTAGGTCTATTTGTTGAGGTTTAAATCCTGTCGTTGTTTTTATAACTTTAACAAATCCTTTCAAGTCATTTCCAAATACTTGATCTAAATAAGAAACACCACGAGATGTAAACAATGAACGAGCTATCAATAATTTAACTGGATCTGCAACATACTGAGTTCTTTCTCCAACTTTAACTAATTTACCTTGAGCGTTCTTTTTAAGAATATCTCTTTTTACTTCAGTGATATCAAGCATATCTTTAATTATTTGTGGAGCCATTTTATATTCTCTAGCATCATATACATCCTGCAAGTCTCGTTGTCTAAAACTATCTTTCCCTATACCTATTTCTATTGGGGCTTTTAATATTGGATTAGTTTGACTAATTGTTCTTAAAATAGGATTAGAACCGAATAACTGCACAAAGGCTTCGATTGGTGTTCCAAAGGAAGATATATATTGTTTAAGACCTTCAGGGCTATCTCCTATTTTTGCTCCTATGGATTCTTTAATAAAAGCAGGTAATGCTTTCTTTTCTTCTTCTGATATTTTTTCTGTACCAAAGGCACCTGGGAAGAAGTTTAATACTTGATTTATTCTTTGAGGATTCTCTCCTAGTGTTTGTAATTGTAATGCGATATTTTTTCTCGTGAAAGAATAAAAAGGAATGATTCTACGCATTATTTGAGATTCGAAACCTGTCAGTGCTCGATAATCAAATCCAGCATTTTCTGCAAGTTTAAGAGCATCAGGTATTGATTTACCTTGATTTAAAGCTGTTACATAAGCTGTAGCTTTTTGTTGATGTTCTATAAATTGTCCTATTCCTCTTGCTACTTTGAATGGGATAGTTTCTTCCCCAAGTCCTACAGTCTTAACTGTTTCTTTTAATCTTTCCTTAGAGAATGTACTTGCTACTGATTTAAGTTCTGACCCACTCTTTAAAGCTAAATCAAAATCAGCATTATAGAAAGTATCTCCAGAGAATCTATCTACAAATGGTTTCATAACTTGATCAAACTTCATTTTCTTCCCTCCTATCTCTATCAATCCAGTAGGCATCTTTTTATTAGTAGCCATGTTGTACGCAATTTTTTGACCGATTGATACGTTTTTAGGGTTAAGAGCATCAATACCTAACACTTCGAAATTTTGTATAAGACCAGACATATAGTTTCTAACATGGAAAGGAGCAAAAAGTCCGGTAACAGAACGTTTAAATAGTGAAGTAACCGCATCAAAACCAGTGGCTTTTGCTAGCATACTTATAGTTTGATAACCTGGATCTAATGAATCACGCAAAAGTTTAGCATCAAATTCAGGAGCATATCCAACTTCTTTGCCGAAGATACCTTTTTCTTTTATAAGTTTGTATCCTTCTTTGGCTGCTTCATCAGAATTTTTAAAAGCAGTTAAAGGTTTACCATATTTATTTACAAAACCTTGAAGAAAATTACGAGTCATTTTATCACTCACTACTTGGGATTCACGAGTAAAAAATGCCTTAGCAGGATCTAATTCTATATTTTCGTTTGTAAGAAGATTTTTAAATTCTTTTTTATACCCTTCACTACCTACTCTAAGACCTTTAGATTCATTAAGAAACTTTTCTACTTTATCTTTTTTAAGAAATGGAAAATATGTTTCATAAGGATTTTCTGTTGTTCCTACCCCGAACTTTTGAGTTCTTGCCATTTGTTTTTCTATGATAGGAGCAACTTCTTTAGATGTACCTGTTAAGGCTGTTTCTTTACCAATTTTACCTGCCTCTTGGATAGTCTTTCCTGCTTCTCTAGCGGTAAATTCTGCTCTCTTACCTGCTACCATCTTTAAAGCTAATTCTTCTCTTTGAGCTTGAGATAATGTTCCTGTCCCTAATCTGTCTAAATTTGAAGCGGCAATACCTAATCTTGCTCTCTGTGCTTTTGACATAAAAGTTAATATATCTTCTTTAGCTCCTTTAGTAGTTTTATACCCATATTCGAAAGCCTTACCTATTGCATCTTGTAATCCTGTACCTGCCATTCTAAGTCCTGCTTCTGTAGCAGGAGCAACTTTACCTATTCCTTTTAATGCAATATTAGTTCCTGCCTTTGCTGTAGTAGTTAATCCTCTGGCAATAGCACCTCCAAAATAGGTAGATGGATCAAGTAATACATCCCCAATAAAACCTATCCCAGCTTTTGCTATTTTATTTTCTATCCCTAGTTTTTCTACAACATCAGCAAAGTGTCTTTTCTCTCCTACATAATCCGTTCCTGTAATAGCAGAACCTAAACCTTTAACTATCCCTGTCCCGTATTTAGCAATTCCTGCACCTACCCCTTTTTCAGTTCCAGTGAGTATTGCCTCCGCTGGATTTAATATATCTAGCCCAGTACTTAATCTTTGAAGTGCTGATAATTTAGGAGATACTTCTGTTATTTTTGCAGCTTGTTTCCCTAACCCAGATTCTTGTGCCTTTTGAGTAAGACCTTCAACTGTACCTAAATCTAGTTTTTTAGAAGAAACTACTGGAGTATATTTTGCTTTTAAAGCATTTAACCCTGTCAGTGTAGGTGTTGTAGTTTTTACAGAACCATATTTTTGTTGTAAGTCTTGTAGCGACATTTATTTAAACAAAGAATTATATAATGTATTAATCAAACCTGGTTCATTAGTTGTTTCATTCCCTGTTGGAGCTGATATAGATTCACCTACTGGAGCATATTTATTTATTGTAGAAGTACTTCCTGATGTACCACTTACTCCATAGAGTCTATTTGCAATATCAATAGAATCTTGATCATTACCTAACGATTGAATTACTTCATCATAAGTAGCTCCTCCTTCTTTAGCAGATTTAATTATTCCTTCAGGACTATTACTTGCTTGTACTTTTGCATTTGCTTGTGCTTCGGTATCACCAGCGGTTATGCCAGCGGTAGGATATAATTCTTGATAACGTTGTATATCTAATATCCCTAATGGTTTTGATATGGTCCCTGTCCCACCTCTACTTGCTTTCTTGTAATATGTTTTTACCTTCCCCTGACTATCAGTAACGCTTACTACTTCACTTCCTGCTGGAGCATTACCACTTACAAGAGCTGTATACCCTTTCTCGGCCATATCTTTACTTGTGTCTGCTAGTTCTTTTGAATAACCGTAACTCGCTAATTTAGTACTTATCTGTTCCGGTGTGTCGTTTAATGTAACTCCAGCTGTCGCATACGCAAGAGCAGTATCAGGATCCATCATTGCTTTTTGAACAAGGTCAGAAGTTTGTTGAATTCTATCTCTTTGTGCTGTTAGATCATCAATTTTAGAATCAAGATATGTTCTTTCGTCTTTAGTAAGTTGTACGGTTTTAGCTGATGCATCACTAGCCATACTTTCGTAAAAATTATTTAAAGATTTATAATAATCAATTTGGTCAGTAAATGCTGCTGTTATAGTTTGAGTAGCTAATTGTAGTTGTTGTTGTGCCTGACCCATTTGCCCGTTAGCGGCATCAAGTCCAGCTTTTACTACACCTACTGCCGCAGTTACAGCATTTGTTGCTTCAGTTATTCGAGGATTCCTAATCCCTGCTAACCCCGTAACTCCTTTAACTTGAGCTATTGTTTCATTTCCTTGAGTCATAAGGTCAGTTAGTCTAGTAGTTAGAGCTTGAGCAATATTATAATTCTCATTAAATCTTGCTTCTTGTTCACTAAGACGATCAAGAATCATTTGTTTTTCTTGTAGGGCTGCATTACCTTGAGCATTTATTGCTCCCTCTTGGCTAGAACGTATACTTTCTAATTCTTGTTGCGCCCTATCTTTGTCTTGTTGTATCTTTTGTAATTGTTGATTCCGAGCATTATCAAGATTTTGTTGTGCTATTGCAGCACTATTAGCTAGGGAATTAAAATATGATTGAGTTGTATTAACAGCACTTCCTCCAGGGAGGATAGGTCCTGTTTTAATTCCAGTTGGAACATTTGTACCGACTGCTCCAGTTTTAGGAGCCTGTGGAAATTTTACATTTAAAACTGCTTGTGTTTTAGGACCTATAATACCGTCAGCAACTAATCCGTTAGCTGCTTGAAATGCTTTAATTTCTGCTGTAGTTTTAGGAGGAATATTTGCTATATTTGCTGTATTTTGTGTACCGATATTAGGTAAATTTGTAGCGGCTGCACTGACAGTTGGGATATAACCAAAACCACTACCAATAGGTACTTTTTTCATAGTTCCTGCTGCAACAGCTGCTTCATTTGCGGCTGTTTCTTTTAAAGAAGATACTTGAGTAGGAACTCCATTTACCATAGTTAAACCTGTACCAGCGCCAGATAGAGCTTTTGCTTCTGTATCAGCAAATGATTGATAGTATGGATTCCATCTTGTTGGATTGGAAGCAAGTTGTTGTTGTTTGCCAGACAGATATTCTTGTTGAGAAAGTGGAGTCATTCCATAAGGAACATTGCCAGCCCAGGGGACAACTTGATAGTAATCTTCTCCTCCTGTGGATTGTTTATAGAATTTATATTGTGTCTCTTGTGGGTTCATATTTATTTATATTATACATTATAATCTTCAACTTCGTTACTAGGTTTTTTAAAATACTGTTCATTAAGATATCTTAATATGGCTTTAAATTCTGCATCATTTTTTGTCATACTATCTTTATCCATATATTCTTGCTTATATTCTTTTATTATTTTTGAAGGTTTTGTCATAAAATTATTGTACTAACATTGAAGTAGTATTTAATGCTATCCCAAAGGTTACTGATAAGGTTGAATTTTCAGTACTTGGAGTACCATTATCATCAATATAATAAATAGATCCTGCTGTAAGTCCTGTAAATGTTGTCTGTTTTACATACCTCATATTTATAAGTCCTGATACTGTATCTGCAATAGTATTGAAAGCTGTACCGATAAATTTATTTGAAGTACTACCAAGTGTAACAAATGAATATTCTGTTCCTGCGACACCTAGATATTTGAAAGGTTTAAACTTGCATACCCAAGTACTTTGGTAATTGTTACCCGCATTAGTAACATCTTGGGTTGTTGTTGAAGTAATAGTAGTACCATCAACAAAAAGTAAATGATATTTTGTATTTGTGTTTGTAGTTCTAGTCGCAGTCAGTAAAACTGATGCGCCTAAGGATAAAACATTTAAGTAAAATTTCACTTGGTTAAATCCTGTTCCTAATTGTAAATCAGTTCCTTTCGTGACTGTGCTTCCTGAAATAGTTAGAATTGCTGCTTGAACTTTATTGTCTGCTGCCCCATCTGAATATGTATATACCATAGCAACTTTAGTTGAGCTAAGGACTGCCATAGTTCCGATTGTGTACTCGTAACTTGTTGAATTCAATGTGTTAGATCCGTTTACAGTAGGTGTAGTGCTAGAAACATCTATAGTTTTTGCTACAAGTGGGTCAGAAGAATCACCTGCAAATACACAAAGAAGTTTATCTGTTGTAAGTAAACAGAGAGATGCTCGTGTTTGTACCCCAGAAGAATGTACCTGTACTGGAGTATTAGTGGTGATAGTAGTTCCTGAGATCGATAATATCTGAACCTTATAGTCAGTTCCATCGTAGTAAGTGACTGCTACACGACCTGAGTCTAATTTAGCACAACAAACAGAAGCAGTATCAATCATATCTGTATCTACTATGGCAATAGTGCCAGCTGTTATAGTGCCTCCTGATGCACCTACATCTAGCACTACAGCTAAACAGTCTGCGGTGACATTAGCTCTTTCATAAATAACTAAAAATTTATTTGTATCAAATTGACAAACATCATATGAATAAGAATTAGCTGTACTAAAATTATAGACACCCCCGTAAGTCATATCAGTCTCACCTGCGTTTATTGTTCCTATGAAAGATTGAACTTCTTTTGATAAAGATATACTGCCTCCAGTTAAATGGAGAGTCCTTGTTGCATCTATTTTTAAAATTTTATAAAGAAAGTCTGGAGAGACATTATCAGGTTCTGTAAATGTTCCAGAACTAGATGCAAAAGATGTAGGACGTACTCTTTCAACAATATCATTGCCAGTTGGATACACAATATCTCCACTTGTTAAATCTTCTCCAGCTGTGTAAGTATAGACTATATTTGAATCTTGAATTGTTCCATTATTTATAGTGACTGTATTAAAAGTAGCAGCTCCGGTCTTTAATACTTTAGCAACAGCACTTCCTAAGGTAGTAGCTCCCCACCATGTGTTTCCTTCAGTATCAACGTGGAATGAATTAGCGGTTATAGTATCAGGAATATCAAGACTATTAACATCTAAATTAGTAGCGGTAACATTTCCTTGCATATCGACTCTAAAAGGAGCACTTGCAAATTCTGCATGGCCTAAATGTATTCCAAGGGGGCTTACTTTAAAAATGTCATTTCCTGAACCAACAGTTGCTGTATTAGCACCTAATGAAAATGGTCCAGCTGTTTCTCCTAGTTCTGGGGATTTAGGTTGTACAAGTGTACCTGTAGGTGTTAATTCTGGAGAATTATTAGATACATCTTGAAGTCCTCCAGGGAGGACAGAAGAAGGGATTAGATTAAATTTTGGTGTTAAATCTTCCATTATCCTTCAAGGTGATGACCTTGTATAATTATCTTTCTAATAGCACAATCGTTCGATGCTGATCCTGCACTCCAATCTAATGCTATTCTAAAATCTTGTAATGAATTTGCTAGTCCAAAGTTATCAAAATAATGTCTTGTTTTTCCTGTTGTAGTGATAACCTTTGCTGTACTTGTGTCTACTGTTTGATTTCCTTCTATAGTAAGTGAACATGAAGCATTTGCTCCTAGTACTTTTGTATATACAGTTATACTATCTATTTCTGCTAGATTTAATCCTGAACTTACAGGAAATATTATAGATTTCCAGCTACAAGCAGTGTCATACCCTGAAAATTTAGCAAGTCTAAAATTAGTACCTCCATCAGTACTAGATATTATTGGAGTTCCAAAGGGAGCAGCTATTGCTCCGACAGTTGCATATCCTCCATCTGCTATTTGGGATAACTGATAAGGTAGTTCTCCAATAGTTGCTCCTGCTGAGTATATTAATCCACTAGATATAAATAATATTGTATTATTGTATAAAGTCTTTTGAGCAAATGTAGGTAATGCTCCGGTAAATCTTTTTAAAGGAGTAATAGTCTTTCCATTTATATATCCGATGATAAATCCTGTAGAACTTAGGTCCTGATAAGCAACATATATTATTCCATTAATACGATATAGAAATCCTATTCTTTGCATACCAACTCCCGCTTCATCTGTAAGAGTATTTATTAAAGCTGCACCATCAAATAAATAGACTTGCCCTTCTGATCTATTTGTTCCAGTTATATTTGAATTGACTGCAAGATACCAGAACCCATTTGAGTATAAAACATCATCAACTTGTGTCCCTATACCAAAGTCTAATTTAGTTGGAGCTAAGGTAGTCCCGATATAAGTTCCAACGTATCTCCCATTACCAAAAACTATTATATCTTCTTTCTTATCACTTGGATGTGGAGCAAGTTGTAATGTAGCAAAACCAGTTGGAACGGTAGAACCCCAGTCATCATCAAAAGTTACGTTTAAATCATATTTTCCAATGTTACCTGCACTTGCTGTATTATAAAAATAATAAAGATTTCCTCCCATGACTTGAATACTTTCTCCTTCAGTACAAGAAGTTATTGCGTGTGGCCATGTACCATCACTTGTGACAGTAGTAGAACTAAGTTTAAATAATTTAGAAGTTCCAATAGCATAAGACACATCTGTCGCTACAGCCTTATCCATTATAAATTGAATCTGTTCTGTAACAGCACTTGCCTGCGTACCATTAGTTAGGTTAGATAAAGCTGGACCTTGAGTAAGGTATGTTCCATTAATAACATCAACATTCTGCATAACTCCCGCAGAACCTCCTCCACCTAATTCGGTAAGAGAGTTTGAAAAAGCTAAAGGAGAATATCCTGCATAAAATTTAGATAACTCTATTGTAAATGTATTATCTTTTTGAGCCATTAGAAGGCAACTTTATCACTGTTACTTTGATAATTACTTAATCCATCCCCACTTCCATAATCTTCTTTACGGAATTGAACTGAAACACTTTCATCCCTACTTCTCTGAGAATAGAATAGTTGTAAATCTTGTTCCATTTTTTGGATTAGTGGCATTAATATATTTACTTTACCATTCATTCCTTTTGAAATTGCATAATCTAATGCAGCACCGAATGATAGGATTCTATGAAAAGGAGCAGCAAATCCGGGTACTTTTGTAGTATCAGAAACTAGGAAATATGAAGCATCTCTTTGAAAATATACTTTAAGCCCAGATGTTAATGTAACTTGTGATGAAGTAGGTTTAGGATATAAATTAATAAAACCTCCTACTTTTTCATAGTATTGAGGTCTCCCTGGAGTTTTAAGAAATTCTGTCATTGATTGATCAGTAATCTCATGTTCATTTATGGGGAATATTTTATAAAAATTTCCATTAGTGTCCTTAACTTCAACACGATTTATTGTTAAGTAAGTAGTATCTGGGATAGCGACAACAGTAGTTGATTCTGTCATTGTTAAAGAAGTAGTAGGTTGAGAAGCATTATTTGTGTCATCCCATTTCCACCTACCATCTGCCTGCAATATTAAAGAAACAATCTCATCGTATTTTCTATTTATGTTTCTAGTCTTTTGAGCTATTGCATACGAAGTAGAATCAGTATTGATTATAAAATCAATATCTTCAACTATTCCGGTTTTACCTGTACTATCACTAAATATCATAATAGTTAAAAATTATTATTAATAAATTGATTGTGAACTTGTAGCAACAGTTAATTTTGTAGCAGCTCCAGTAATGACTGTTAATCCATTAACTAATTCTACATCAAAAGTATAAGTTGCTATTGCATTGGTAGAATCAAATGAAAATACCACTGTCCCTGAAGCAGCAGAAGCATTGTCGTACCCAATAATCGTACCAGCTGTCCCACCTTGGACTGTGACTGTATGAAGTCTTCCTGATGTACTTCTACAAACTGTTGTCGTTGCTGTTGATATATATTTACTTGTATTCATAACTATTTTTTAACTTTAATATTTTTACTCTTACCAGCGCTGGACAAAGCGATAGCAATTATTTGTTCTCGTGAACGAGGTTTTCCTCCTGCTCCTTTTTCTTTACCAGATTTTTTATTATCTGCATATAACTCATGAATATTTTTTGAAACTGATTTTCCTAATGGCATATTATTTTCTTATTTTAACATTATTTGGTAATATAGTCTTGTATTTTTTATTATATTCTTCTACATCTTTTTTTGTAGGATTAATAATTTCACCACTTTTTGTTTTTTTAGAAGTTGTATCAATAGAAGGATTTCTAGCTGGACTATATCTAATTCTTCCAGCTTTCATATCTTCTCCCTCTTGTCTATATTTATCATCCTTTGCCTTATTCATTTTCATTTCTTTTTCAATCTGTCCTCCAGCCCATTTAAAAGGTGCTGATATTGCACTCTTTAAATTTTTTATATTATTTCCCATTTGTGGATATTTTGGTCCTGATCCTCTCATATATTTTTTATTGTTCAGTTCCCTGTCCCCACTCCTTGAATAAACAAGTGGAGTGGGGCAGAAAACCGAAAGTTAGTTAATAAGTTAAGCGATAACCATATATGCATAACTCGGAGTTGCTGCATAAGTACCCGCTGCTGGCCAGGTCAAAACGAATGTTGTAGCCGTAATTGAAGAAACATACGGTACAGTATTAGGATTTCCTGCTGCTGCGTTAAGAGGTGTGATAGCGACAGCCTTTGGAGCTGCTGTATAAGTCTTATGGAAAGTACAAGTAAGTACTGTTCCAGAAGCTGGTGTTCCTACTGTAGTAAATCCTCCAGCTACGTCAGATGAACCTGCAATAATTGTTGTTGCTGAAATACCAGTTGCGTTTGTAGTCATAACTGGAGCAGTAGTTTGAGCTGTATGGATATGTCCATTAGCACCGATACCAAATACTTCTAAAGCACCATCATTTAATGATAGGTATCTACCAGTAGTCAAAGTTGCAGCTGCTGCTGTAATTACTGCTCCTATTCCTGAAGTTAATCCTGCTGCTGATACTCTTAATATTCCAGCTGCTGTAGTAGCACTTGTTGCTGTAAGAGTAAGAAGATTACCAGTTGTTGTCATAATACCAGTAGAAGCAATACTTGCTACTGTACCAGTCACCATGATACTTCTTATTTTTGCTATAGTTCCAGCTAATTGAGCAGTAGAAGTTATATCTAACAAAGTACCGTTTGTAGCACCACCTGTATCGATTGATGAAGATGAAAGTCTCAATAGTGATCCTCCGTCAGCAATAACTGAAGTAGTGTGTGCAATTTTTATTACAGTACCAGTTGTTAAAGCTGCTGTTGCTCCAAAGTCTAATACTGAACCTGTTGTTAAGGATTCAGCAGTAAGAGCAAGAAGAATAGTTTCATCAGCTGCTGCTGTTTTAAATTCATTTAATGTACCGGAACTTGTTCCTGTACCAGTATGGTTAGATAGAAACATTCTACCTGCTCCAGTTAGAGATGTACCGGTTGTACCTGATTCAATGTTTACAAGGATACCTGTAGTCAAAGCTGTTGTACCTACGATGTTAATAGCTTTACCAGTGGTTAACGCTACTACAGGAATGTAAAGTACTGTTCCAGTTGTTAGGCCAGAGGCAGTAAGTGTCATAAATGAAGTAGTTGTTGAACCAGTAAAAGCACCTGAACCTGCAAATGCAAATACAGTAGCAGTAGTTGCAGTGTTGTTTGTAATACTTAGTGTTGCAGCATTGTCTGCATCTGTAATAGTTAATGAAGCATCTGAAAGTACCATATCTCCAGCTGTAAGAGTAAAAGAATCAGAACCTGCTGTTCCTGCTAATGTAGCACTTTTCATTACTGCTACTCCTAGTTTAGAGAAAGACCATGTACCCGAAGTTCCAGAAATATCTGCACCAGTACCAGCATTAGTTATTTGTAATAATACTCCTGAACCTCCACCAGTGTTTGTAATGGTTTGAACATTCCCATTTCCAGTAGTTCTATCAAAAGTCAATGTTGTACCATTAATATCAAGAGTTTGATCAAGAGCATAAAGAGCATCCCATGTTGCTACTCCACCTCCGCCTGTTCCATTTGCAATATTAAAGTCTGCACTTGTAGCAGAACCTTCATTAATATACATTGTTGTTCCTACTCCTCCAGCTGTATTTACAAACATACATCCTTTAGCGTATCCTGCATCTCCATCTGTAGGAGTTGTTGCTCCAGTTGCACGCGTAACTTTATTGTCTTTATCGAGCATTATTATTTTAACAACAGGAGTTCCAACTTTCTTATTTTCTCCTGCTACTAAAAGCGCTCTATTATATATTTTTGCCATATTTGTTTTATATGTCCCCCTTTCGGGGGAGATTAATTAATTTTAATACTTACCAATTAGTAATACTTATACCCATGCACTAACATCAAACTTTACTGCAACAAGAGAATCTCGCATACGAGTGAAAGTTTTCTTTCCAAATAACATCCAAGGGTGTACATATTTACCAAGTCTCAACTGAGCATCTCGGAATACAACATTAGGAGCTACTTGTGTAACTAAGTCGATTGCACCAACTTGACCCATAAGAGCGTATTGGAATTGAGAAGACCAAACGTTAGCAGCTTGCGCCATAGTTTCAGAAACAACAATATCGCCATAACCCACAATACCGATATTTGTAGTGTTGTCTGTAGCAACGATACCTGATTCTTCAAGTAATTGACGATTTTCTGCTGAAAGTTCGATGTAAGTTGTAGCACTTGGAGTACCTGTACCGTTGATAGCAGCTACTAATTGAGTAGTTGTATCAGCATCAGAACCTCCAGAATAAACTTCACCAGCGTTTACAGCTGCTGCGTCTTTGAATGTAAATGTTACACCATTGATTGTTACAGTTTCTGTGTTACCGATAGCACTTGAAGTTGTAAGGGTTGCAGTAAAAGGAAGGTTGTTTGAAAGTCTTAGACCAAATCCAAAACGATTAGCAACTTTACCATTATCTGAAACTGTATCTCCGAAACCTGTTTCACGTCCACCTACATATTGCTGAATAACTTCAAGCATACGAGGTCCGATAAGAGCAAATCTCTCGCCACCTAGTCTCTTTTTACTATTAAGAACACGTCCAGCTGCGGTAAAGATATTTGCAGTATTAGCTGGTGACATTACGATACCACCTACTGCTTCACCAATACTTACTCCAGTAAGAGTAGTACCAGCGTTTGAATATTCAGCAAATACAGCTTGATCAAGAGTATTGTTCAACTGGCGCATAGCACCTGCTGCAAATTCCTTGATAGTGTTGTACTTGTTTTGCATACCATCGATATCATCAACATAGAAAGAAGCTACTTTAGCAGTAGAAACTGTTAAGTAGTCATCTGTTGAAGAAATATCTTTAACAGTAATATCAGTACCCTTAGTGTATGTTTGTACACGAGCATAAGAACCATAAGGTTTATGTAGTGTATCTCCGTCTTTTAAGTCTGCTCGTAACTCAGTATTAGCAATACCTAAAGCAACAGATTCCTTGAAAAAGGTTTCCTGCATTGTAGGTGTCCAATAGGCTGGGTTGAAAGCTGTTAAACTATTAGCCAATGTTTTGTTAGAAAGTTTAGTAACCCATTAAGTGAATTAACCAAATCTTCCTGTAAATTAAGTAAATAAGGAGAAAGTTTACAGGAAGACAAAGCTAATTAACCTAATTGTTGTTTTAAGTGTTCCTCGTATTTAGCAAATTCTGCTCTTCCGTCAGGAGTTCTTAAATCAAAATCAGAAGCTGTCATTTCCCCATAATCTTTCTTAATTGACTTACGTTTAGAACCTAGTGAAGCATTTTCAATTAACTCTTTTTTATTCTCTTTGTCTTTTAGAAATGATATATAATCAGAATTTAGAGCTTTTTTAACGCTTATACCTTGTACTTTTGCGTAAGTTGATACCTCTTTTTTAAGTTCATCACTTAAATCAAGGTTATCTAGCTCCCTTTTCTCAAGTTTAGCGTCAAGGAGTTTATCAATGTCGCTTTCCTTAGGATTAGGGTTATTCACCTTTGGTTTGATTTCTACAGGTTGTGTTTTTTTAACCCACTGACCCTCATCATTCCTTTCATAACCTTTCGCTTTTTTGAGTTGTTCATAAAGCGATTGATTCTGTTTTTTAAGTGAATCGACATCTTCGGTTTCTTCAGGTTCATCACCTTCGTTACCTTTTATGTCTACTTCTTCATCATTTGGGGAGTCGATGTTCTCAATTTCGTTGTCCATAGTTTTTTAGAGGCTTGGCCTCGATGAGGATTTAAGAGACCCTCTGCTCAATTAATTTAATAATACCATATGTCAAGTCTATTTTCCCCTGTGGATAACTATGCTTCAGTTTCTTCTGGGGTAACTTCTTCTTTAGCTTCAACTTCTTCTACAACTTCTTCTATTTTTTCTTCTTCCATTTTCTTTTTAGGATTCATTAAATTTTTAATATATGCTTCGACCTGTTTTTCAGTTTTACCTTGTTTCTTTAGTTTACGTTCTACAGCCTGTAAATAATTTTTATCCATATTCTTCATCTTCTAATCCTACATCGAAACTGTCTCGTGGATCTTTCTTTTTAGTTTCTCCGGATAAGTCGACAATTTCTTGTAGGATTTCTTTTAATTTTAAGTAAGCTCGTTTCTGGGATTTTAATTCAATAGTCTGATGTGTCGGTGTATCTTTCTCTGAAAGATTATCAATATTTTTTAATTGATTTAATTTAGTTTGCAGATATTCCTTTAATGCAATACCTGTTCCACTATTTAATATTGCTTTAATACTTTCTAAATCCATAATTATTTATATGGGCTAGGAGTAGATTCATCTATCATCTCACTAATACCATACATTTGTTGTACAGAAATATTAGCAGGAATATCATTAAGACTAACTTTGTGTAATTCAACAACAGAATCAGTTTTAATAAGCTCATTATAGTCTTCAATTTGCTTAATTCTTTCTTCCCATGTTTCTTTGTTAGCTTCTTTCAATTCTGTAAATGCTTCTGACCATAAATTTTCATCTTCCATAATGAAAGATCCATCTTTCTCTATTGGTTCACCGGCTTCATTTTTCTTTGCAAATTTCTTTGCAAGTTCTAATCTTTCTTCATCGAGCTTCTTAAATGCTTCTGAAGCCTCTGTCGCTTTTTCTAAAGATTCAATCTCCGGTTTTAGGAGAGAAACATTACGAGAAACTGCATAAGCAAATTTTGCTCCTTGTAAAGTTCCTAATGTATTTAACATTTGGTACAACTTAATACTTTCACCTTTTGTCATTTTTTTTGTTTATTCGTTATAATTAATAATTAACACATCTTACCTCCTTTCTTTGCTGCTTTCTTTGGCATAACCTTAGCTACTTTAACTACTTTTTTCATATTATTGTTTTTGTTTATTCTTATAATTCGACCTAAGCCATTGCCATTTGTTGCTTTTTTAAAGTGGCATCAAGTGGGTTTGGTTCTTGTGGTTGCTCAGGTTGTGAAGGTGGTACTGGAGGAGTTTTAGGAAGTTGGGCAACATTAATTCCTTTTTTTGCCATAGCCATTTCTATCAACGCTGTTCGTCTTACTGGATCTTGTTCAAGTTGAATAAATGAATTTAATGTATCTAGTTCTGTAGTAAGTTGATAATTTTCTCCAGTAATATTTACCCTTACTCTAGGATAAAATTCCTCCCACATTTCTTTTTCTAAATTAACAATAGCTTCTTTATCTTTATTTATTTCTTGAAGTTTCTGCATCTTTAATTCTTTTGCCATTTCTTCATCATGTGGCGGGAAAGATAAAAGATTTCTAACATACCAGTCATTTATAAGAGTTTCCTGGTACTGACCTACATATCCACTATCGGCAGTTAAGTGTAATATCTTTTTTGTTTTTAATTCTTTTAGAGAATTAGGTAATATCCAATCTGTTATTACTCCAGTAAAAGCAATTCCTAGTTTTTCTCTAATATAATCAAACAACTTGTTAGCGTTCATATTCTGTTGTGCTGCTAATTTAAATGCAGTACGCGCAGGTAGATTTTCTCCAGTAACAACTTCATATGAATTTGCTAGTGAATCTGCCAAGGTCATTAACCTATTCCAGTCAGCGATTAGTTGATCTAATCCATCCATTCTAGTATTAACCTGAGTTAAATCAGTTGATTTAACAATATCTCCATTCTGCAAATCAGTAAGTATATTTTGTGCAATTAATCTATCAGAAGAACGGAATACTGTTTTAGATGACCATTCTAATCCTCTAGCTATTTGATTCCCTATCTCATTAGCGCGTGTCTGTATATCCATCAGTATCTCGTAAAGACCCATACGCAACCACCGTCCACAATAAGTGGACCGGTGATATTCCTTGTATGGTTTATCAGTAATTTCTTCGCAGAAAAGAACTTCTGTAGGGTTTTCCTTTTCAGTTCCTCCAACTATTACTTTCGCAAGAATGTATTTGTTCTCATCTCCTCCGTCAATATCTTTTATTTCGTTATATTCTTTTTCACTTATCTCTCCGTTTCTTTCGTAGATATGAAATTCAGGTGAAGATTTATTTAGTTCAGGCTTTCCAGAATTAAGTAACTCATCAATTTCTTCGTTGTACCATACGTTCTTTTTCTTTCTAAGATCAGAAGAAATCATGCACTCGTATTCAATAACATCAGAATCCTCAAGAGTCTTAGCTGTTTGGTTAAGAACCATTAAATTATTTAGTTCGAGAATTTTATACTCTTTCCCCACCTTTTTCCACACAACATTTCCCCATTCGGATCCTTGTTCTACTGCTTCATTTAATTTTTCTGCTTCACCGGATTTAGCAAGGTAATCTTTTAATGCAACGTTAGCTATAATTAATCTCATAGCATCTTCTTTTGTATCAGAATACAAAGTAATATCAGATGTATCAAAATCTATATTTTTTATTTCACTGTTTACGCGTGGGGTAATTATATCAAACCAGTACTTATAGTTTCCCTGACTATCTAATTTTCCTTTAGGATATACTTGAGCCTTATACAATCCTATTCTTCGTAATAGTTTAAATGCAGAAAATGTATAACCGTCTAGCATTTCATAACTATTGTTTTTATAATTATTTATTTCTTCTTGTATTTTTTTAATCATTGATGTTCAACTTCCAATTTATTGCAGACCTGACAAAGTCCTATTGGTATTTTTAACGTGCCTATTTTCTTATTATATTTAAAAAATAAAATTTGTTTTGGTTCATAATTATCCTGTATGTAAAATGTTTCTTGGAATGAATGATGTTCTTTTGGTTCAATAAAAATATTATCTACAATTTCTTGTTCTTTTTGTCTGGTCATCTTTTCTTTTACCGCCGTTTTATAATCCATTGTCTTGTTTATTATTTTCTACTCTTTTCTTTCTATTCTCAATTATTTTTTTTTGTTCTCTCGTTCGGGGATCATGATGTTCTTTATAAATTGCATCAAATTGTATAGAAGATTCTGGACGTTTTAATATATCTTTTTTCATTAAAAAATCATTGCAACAATTATAACAAACCACATTAGTGGTATGCGTAAATTTGTAACTGCAATCGTACTAGCAAATCCATATTCAAATATTGCAAAGTCTGGTGTGTACTTTTCAGTAGGTAGAGGAATAAACAAAGCAATGATTGTTACTAAATCTTGGAGATATGGTGGAACTTTTATGGTTTTGTATTCGACTAATGGCATTTGTGTTTATTATATAACTAATAATTTTGTCAAGCAACTAATCAAGTGCATAATCTTTATTACTGTTCATTCTGTTCCATCGATTCTCCTCCACTCTCTCCTTTTCCATCGGATCATACGATCCATCCGGCACTAAGAAGGTTAGTGAAAAAGCATCCGCATCATTTGGTGATTTTAATCCGTATCTTTTTTTCATCTCCAGTTTAGGCATCACCTGAATCAACCCCGCAAGATTTCTTTTATATCTTATACCGAGTAATTCTTCTTTAAAATTTCCATTCTCCACCAACTCACCCCCCGCTTGTAGCCATTTCTTAGCCTCATAGAAGCACATAGCACGCTTATTGAGGTACACATCCCTATCTCTTTCCGACTCACATTTATCCCCTGTATTTACCGTTGTGACGTTAATTGTACCCCTAGATGCTAGTGCAATCTCCTTACCTACGTCCATACCCGTCCCAAAAGCGTCTACAATGACGTTGTGGGGCTTTATTCCATACTCAAGCATCAATGTCATAGTTTTCTCCGCAATCGTCTTAGAGGTGCTCTTTTGCTCCTCACAGAGCTTCTTAGCTTTAAAGTTATCACGAATAATCCATGAGGTCTTATCGTCTCCCTCACCGGCTGGGTCCACACCAAGGATTGAATCTTCAGAGAAAGTTAAGGATGATCCAAAATCAGGTTGAGTGTGTATATGCTGTTCGTTGATTAGAGGAACATATCCACTATCATCCATACCATCTTCTTTAGGGAATTGGCCAAGTACACGAATTGCATATTGGATGCTATCAACTCCATATTTTTCAACAATAGAAGTAACGTATTTTTTATCTACACGAGATGAGTCCAAAGATGAAAACGTATAATTTTGCCATCGGGCGTTATCCTTGTGGTGAGTATCATAGAAATATCCATTAGCGCGAGTACCATTGGAGATTAGGAATACCAAAATATTACCGGAGGTAAGTGATCCTTCCATTGTTTCAAATATTGCTTCATCCACACCAGATGCCTCATCAATCGCCATCATCACCCAGTCCGCGTGCACTCCAGCGAGTGCTTCCGTATTTTCTTTAGATGCGGTCTTTGCACGAGCGAACCATGTCATTGGAGATTCCTTCATTCGAATATGAGATGACTCCCACTCGTACATCTGCCCTATAGATGGGTAGGCTCTATCAATCCATTTCTTAATCTCTTTCCAGAGTACGTCATATAATTGTTCCTTTCCAGGAGATGTACAAGCTACCTGTGCCTCAGGATGCACAAATAAAAACCAAAGGATAAGAAGACTCAAGGTCATAGACTTCCCAATACCGTGACCTGATACAATCGATATACGAAGTGGTATATCTCCACGGATAGCTTTATCTACACCAAAAAGAATTAATGCCTGTTGCCAAGTTATATTTTTACCTTCCTCAAATGGTAAAAACCATTCAGGACGAACTTTAATAGTAAATTTATCCCATTCTTTATCCTTTAGTTTTAATCCATCTAGGAACTGTTGCTTAAATTCTGGTTTTAATTTTTGTGGAGTAAGTCCCCATACTTGTTTAACAAAGTATAGAGATGACTTTTCCATTTCGTTGTAGATATTATTATCCATTTAGATCATGTCTTCGAGTGGTGTTACGTCTTGATTTGCAACCTTTAATCTTTCTTGTGCTAATGCTTTTAATGAGAATTGTACATTGCCTGTGAAGTCAATAGATTCCTTTGCTTTTCCAAAGACACGATCAAGAAGGGAGTTGGTAGCTTTCATTACTGTATCATTATTTTCTCCAGTGTCGGAAACATTTAATTGTGCAACGGCCAGTTGTTGATTAATTATTTGTGGAGTGTTTCCTAAAATACCGCGTATCATTTCTTCCCGCATTATTTCTATTTCTTTTGCGAGTGGAGTAGAAGTTTTTTTATTTCTGCGTAAAGCACGTTTTGCTTCTTCTTCTTTTATACGCATCATGTGCATTTGTTTAACTAACATTGTTTTTTTATTATAACATGAAAAAGTTTTTGTCAAAATTTTTTAAAATTTTTTGGAAAAGAATTATTAAATTTTTTTTGAAAAATAATTATTTTATAAAATATTTCATCATAAGATATCTTTTTGTCAAGTTATCTTTTTTGAAATATTTTATAAGTTTTATAGGGTCAACATATATCTACGAGTGAGCGGGGGCTGGCATAGGTTGCCACTTGGCTTTCGGTATTGTATAATGTATATATATCAAGCAATATCAAGCACCGATAAGCATTATCAAATAAAAACAAGTATATATCATGGTTTTTTTAGTGTCGCACAATATGTATTGTGCGACATGCTATAAAATAAGCTATATATAATAAGGGTTATTTAGAATTTTTAGGATATATCAATTTTAAAGCCATGCTATTTTAGAAATGATATAACATAGCTCTTATATATTTATACCCCTTTAAAATGCAATTTTGAGCCTTGTTTTTATATTTTTTCGCCGAATTACGCTTGGGACGGGGTTTTTTAGCCATTTTTTTACTATACTATACCTGCTATACCTAGCCAAAGGTATAGTAAAAAGCATAGTAATTTTTTTTAACCTTTATTTTACCAGTATCAAAAAACGCATTCCTATACCTACTATACCTACTATATATAATATATATATATATATATAATACATAGCACACACACCCACACACCCACACGCACGCACGGAAGTGTTTAGCCATTTTTCAAAAAGGTATAGTAATTTTTTTTAAGCTATATACCACAAGCTAAAAATGCTACTATACCTCAAAAAAGGTATAGTAAAGAGGTATAGTAAAAATAGTTATCCACAGTTTATATTTTACTTTACTTGATAATACTTTATAATAGAAGTATAGCAAATTAGTCCCTTGCTATAAACTATTATAAAGTATTATAAATTAAAGTAATTAAATCATATAACCATAACATACTCAAATTTACTTAACGCATACATAGTTACAAAGCAAAAGTTATTAACAAAAAGAAGTAGCGAACCAGTCCGCTCAATGCTCGCAGTAGATAAAAATAGACTGGTAGCCATTAGCAAAGCATTAAAGAGAATATAACCATGACAAACAAACAAAAAGCAATAAACAAGATTAAAGCAATAGTATTACACGTTAAAGAAACCCATGACGAATATGACGAATTAGTAGATAAATTAGAAGCACTAGAAACATTTATTAATAAGAATTTATAATAATTTTATGGCAAATATTTGCGACACAGAGTTAAAAATGTATAGAGAGAACAAAGAGTTTACAAGCGAAGAAGTGAAAGAAATCGAGAAATTTATCTACGAGTTTATAACTTATGAAGGTGGAGTTTACGACAATAGCGGAGCAGGAGAGGAATTCTTAAGTTTTCAAATGGAAACAAAATGGACATTACCAAAAGCGGAGATATTGCAAGATATGGCAAAAAAGTTTAATAGCGAGATTAGGGCTATCGGTCGGGAAAACGAATATGGCTATCTGGGCTTCATTAAAGTAAACGCAGAGGGAGAGTTGATTACTGATGAAAGTATAGACACAGCATAGCTTTACAGCTTTAAGGGGGCTTAAAACTCAATTTTGAGCCTCTCATAAAGCCAAAAAGCACATTACATAACGCTTTTAGGCTCACACCGCATGCTAGTGGTGGTGTCCTTTGAAAAATGAATAAACAAAGAATGTTAGAAATAACTGTTAATCATTTAGCAGACGCTAACGGTACATGCTTGCAACATACCTTGTATGATTATCCCTATAGCTTAATAGTTAAACTATTTGGGAAAAATCGAAAAGGGGATTATAAAACAGATGCAGAGTGGACTCTTGAGACAACAGAGGGAGTCTGTACTATTTATAATTACAAAGATGGCAAGAATTATTGTGGTAAAAAAGATGGTACACCCACTAGAGACATAACAGAATGGCACATGGGGGGGCATGATAAAAAAGCCGTGCATATTGTTTGTGTCGCATTAGAAGCATTTAAATTAGGCTATGAAGCTAAAAATTAACATGAAAGAAAAATATCAAGGTTGGACGAATCGCTCAACGTGGTTGGTTGTTTTGTGGCTAGATAATGAAAGTCCAGAGATATATAAAAGAGTCAGAGAGATTGCAATAATATCAAATACTAAAAAACATTTTATAAATTATATAAAACCGTTTTTATTAGATATAAAAGGATTATGGAAAGAATCAAATTTCGATATATTACAAACTAACTGGAGCGAAGTATGGGAACATCTAGCACCTAGCACAAAATACTAAAATGAAATCATACACCATAACATTTGAAGTAGACGGAACAGAAAGGCAAGCCCGATGGTCGGGTTACACCGAACAGGGGGCAATAGCTCAATGCTTCCTATACGAAGCACAAAACGGGGCAAGGTCGTTAAAAGTATTAGAGATAACCGAATACTAATAACATGCTACTATACGCAACCACAACGTCCGAGAGGGCAAGCAAAGGGCAAGGAGGGAACGAATTTATTAAAACAGACATAACCTTTAACGAAAAACTTATAGCTCGCTTAGAATTAAAGAAAAATAATGCAGGAGAGTTTATACTCGGGTTGATAGAATTTAATGAAAATGAATTCGGAGTTAAAGCAAGTACAATATGGAGAGAAAAAGGCAAAAGTCAAAAAGGCGAAATTGATTATACATGTCCAAAATGTAAAAATGGACAATCAAAACCGAATAGAGTTTGGTGTGATAACTGTATAAATAATCACTAAAAAGTCAAAAAGAGAAAAGCCGTACACGAAACTAGCGCGTGGACGGTTTTTTTGTTTGCAAAATTATGCCCCCCTCAATGGTCGGGAGGTAGGCATAACATTATAAACAACAAAACAAAACAAATATGCAAATAGTAATGTTCCTAGTTATCTTAGTGGCATTTTCAGTCGTAAATAGTATTATCAATAACAAATAAAATTATGGAAAAATTATACAACGCATTAGAGGTAGCACAAATTTTAAAACTTAATAAAGATACGATCTTGCGATTTATTCGCGAGGGTAAAATTAAAGCAGTAAAAGTGGGGCGAGAATACCGCATCAGAGAGGCAATTTTGAAAGATTTTTTGGGATATCCACAGGATGATTTGCAGGAGGAAACAGAAGTAGTATAATTTGGTAATGCACAAGAGATTATCACAAAAAATTTATTCGTATTTAGCAAGCAGTATATGTAAGAACTTCCTTAGGGATAATTCTTGTGCAACATATACTGCTTTTTGTATGGGAATAAACTATGGAAAATAAAACAATGACAATAGAACAGCAGGCATTTGCTTACCATGTCAATGGTTATAATTTATTACCTATTGGTAAAGATAAAAAACCTATAATAAATAGCTGGAAGAAATGGCAAACAGAACAACAGACAGATGAGCAAATTATAGCTTGGTTTAAAGATGGGGCAAATATAGGAATTATAACAGGGGAGATCTCCAGGATAACTGTTATTGATATTGATACAAAAAATGGACAAGAAAATGTAGACAAGATGTTAGAGGTATTTCCTAAAACTTATACTGTCAGGACACCCTCAAAGGGTTATCATCTCTACTATCAGTATGCCCCCGGCTTTACAGTCAGTGCAAATGCTTACCCAGAATTTCCTAGTGTTGACATAAGGGGTGATCAAGGGTATGTCGTAGCGCCCCCATCTGTTCTCCCCACTGGTACCTATGAGGTAATAAATAATATGTCTCCAGTACCATTCCCGGTACATTTATTCCCTAAAACAAAACCACGCAAGTCTATAACTGAAATGACTACTGCAAGCAAGGGCAATAGGGATGACAGCCTTACCTCTTTCGCTGGTAAATTATTACAATCAGAAAATGATGAAGGTAAATGGTATACCGAAGTACTGCCAGCTGTCGAAAGAGCAAATTTGACCTATAACCCTCCATTACCTAAAGAGGATGTAATGAAAGTATTTAATTCAATAGCGAAGAAAGAAAAACAGAGAAGGGAAGGATTGATTTTATCCCCTATCCAAATGGATGATGGGGAAATTATATCTAATGTAAAAATACCACTAAGGAAAAATTCAGCTAATGTCCCATATAAAGATATGGCTAATGCTTTAATTGTACTGGAAAATCATCCCTATTATAAAGGTACAATAAAATACAATGTATTCAGGCAAGAAATAGAATATAACGGTAAACCCCTAGAGGATGCTGACATTATAAAGATACAATACTTCATGCAGACAGAAGTTGGGCTACAAGGAATAATGCAAGGGAATGTTTATTCCGCTATAGTACACTACGCACAGAAGAATAAGTATGATGAGGCAGTAGACTGGCTAACTGGGTTAGTATGGGACGGTACTCCTAGAGTAGCTACATGGCTTTCAAAAGCCTTAGCACTACCAGAATCAACATACTTAAGCGGTATAGGGTCTCAATGGTTGCGTGGCATGGTGAGCCGTATAATGCGTCCTGGGGCACAATTTGACTATGTCTTAATGCTTGTCGGACCACAGAACCTCGGTAAGACATCTTTCTTTAGAATAATTGGTGGACAGTTTTATAAGAGCTACACTGGGGAAGTAGATAATAAGGACTTTTACTTAGCAGTTAGAGGGGCTATGCTTATGGATCTTGATGAGGGGGCAACACTTTATAACAGTCAGGCAATTAAGATTAAAAGTATAATCACTGAAGTATGTGATGAATACCGCGCACCCTATGACCGGATAATGAAGAAATATCCTCGCAGGTTTGTATTTTCTATTTCCACAAATGATATGGAGCCGTTTAAAGATGTGACAGGTAACAGACGTTATTGGCCTATTGATATTAAAGACCCTGTAGAGTTTAAATGGTTGGAAGAAAACAGAGATCAACTATTTGCTGAGACATATTATAACTATAAAAATAAGATAGACATTGCAGAAGTACCAATGGATGAGGCAACAGAAATACAAGAAGCACACCTCCATGATGATTCTTGGACTGAATTAGTGGTTGATGAAGTAAGGAAATCAGCAGACTACTGCGAGGGTGATCCTAACTATTCTACAACTATTATGGAAGTATTTAGTAATGTATTTAAAGATGAAAGTCTAATAAGATTAGATAAAAGACATGAGATGAGAATAGGTACTATCTTTAGAAAACAATTAGGCCTTGAAAAAAAGCAAACAATGGTAGATGGTGAAAGAAAAAATCGTTATTATATTACAGAAAAGAAGTTAAAAGAACTACAAGAGAAAAATATAAAACAAGTAAAAAGTAAATTAGATGAAGAATTCTAAACAAATACCTTTACCTCATCAACAAAAGTTTTTAGATACCAATCCGAACAAGGCAATTCTTAATTGGGAGATGCGTACAGGCAAAACACTTCCTGCTTCTATATGGATAGATAATCCATGTAGGATCGGTAATACTTATATAATTTGTCTAAAAAAAAATAAGAAAGACTGGGAGAGTTTTAAAACCAAAGCTAAAGTTATCACTAAGGAGGAGTTTAAAAAACAAGTATCAACTATTATAAACCCAACAGCAATAGTCATTGATGAAGCACACTACTTTGGATCAGGACTATTTGTTAAAGGTAGGAGTCAATTAGCATCAGATATGTATGGTCTAATTAAGAAATATCCTGAATGTAATATGCTTCTTCTAACAGCTACCCCTATAAGACAAAATGCCTGGAGCTTACATACTTTACTTTGTCTTATAGGTGAATACTATAATTGGAAAGCCTGGCGTAATGAATTTTTTGAACTAAAAGCATTACCATTTCTTAGATTCCCTACTTGGATGCCTAAAAAAGATTGGCGTATAAATATTCGCAAATACCTTGAAAAACATACTGACATAGTTGCATTAAGAGATGTAGTTGATAATTTACCTCCAGCTGAAACATATATAGAGAAAATAGAAACACCTAAATATGAGAAACCTACAGGTGAAGTAGTAACATGGTCGCACGAACATCAACACGAGCAACAGAATAAGGGTAAATGGATAGTTGAATTAGGATACAAAAAGATATTAGTTGTCTGTTATTATACAGAGCAAATTGACAAATTAAAGAAACTTTTGGAAGAATATAAACCAGTTTTTATTTTAGACGGTAGAACTAAAAACCAGGAGGATGTTATCAAGCAAGCTCAAGAGTCAGAGGAATGTTACTTTATTGTTCAAAGTTCCTGCGGTGAGAGTTGGGATGGTTGGATGTTTGGAGCTATGGTTTTTGCTTCTATGGCTCATTCTTGCTATCAACATACCCAGATGCTAGGTCGTCAAAGACATCCTAAACATTTAAAAACAACAGAAACTTATTATCTTATAGGAGGACGTTGGGACAAAAGAATTTATGATACAATAGAAGAAGGAAAAAATTTTAATGCACACATCTATTTACATGAGTCTTCCCGATCTACCCAAACAACATAAGAAAAAAGAAGCTGATTTTGGTGTTGATATGAAACACCGAACCGAAAAAGAAAAACCACCTACTTGTGCGTTAGAATTAAAACATACCCGAGGTAAAGATAGTTTATTATTTAGTGAAGTGAGTGATGCACAGATTGCATTTGCTAATTGTATTTCAAGTAGTAAAGGCGCATGGATAAGAGTTATAGGAATGAATGGTGAACCTGACTATATATGGCTCAAGAATGAACCGGCATATATTGTTATAAAATATCCTAAAGGTATTTGTTATATAACTATTGGTAATTTTTTATATGAAAAAGAAAAATCTAAATGTAAATCCCTCACATGGGAAAAGGCTTGTTCAATAGGTAAAGTTATCCCCAACTAAAACTTTGACATCAATTTTCTTTATAATTATAATAAAGAAATGAAATGTAAAAAATGTAAGCATGAATGGGTTCCAAGGATTAAAAATCCTAAGTGTTGTCCAAAGTGTAAGAATTATATCAAGTCATAAACCTCCATGTGTCGATCGTGGAAATATGAAAAATTATAAAATTATAAAATAATAAAAATAAAAAAAATATATGAGTGATGAAATATTAAATCAAATAGACGACAGTTTGTTTAGTGAGGAGAATATACCGGAAAGTTCATGGGCTAAGTTTCTTAAAGTTGGTGATAGTTACGCAGGGATTCTAGTAGAAGTTAAAGATAAACCAGCTAAAGATGCTTTTGCCCCACAAAGAGTTTATACTTTAAAACAGAAGGATGGAGAATTAATTAATGTAGGAATTTCTTCTGAAAAAGAATATATTATTGGTAGAGCAAACTCAGCTAAATTAGGAGATATTCTTGGATTTAAGTTTATTAAAGAAGTTCCAAGTGCTACTAAAGGTTACGCCCCAGCGAAATCTATAGAAGTATATGTAAAACATATAGAAGGTGGTGGATTAGATTTTTAAGCTATGAAAAAGATTAAACTAACTCAAGGTCAATATTGTTTATTAGATGATATTGACTTTGAATGGTTTAATCAATGGAAATGGTATGCAAAAAAGCAAGGTATTAAATGGAAAGTTGCTAGAAATATAACTAATAAAATTGGTAAGCAAGATACAGTTTTATTACATAGAATTTTGATGAATTGTCCTTCAGGGAAAGAAGTAGATCATATTGATGGAAATCCATTAAATAATCAGAGAAAAAATCTAAGACTTTGTACCAAAAAAGAAAATAGACAGAATAAAGGAATGTCTAAAAATAATAAATCAGGGTATAAAGGAGTTACATTACGTAGAAATGTATATGAAGTATATATTAGAAAGAATAATAAACATTTATATATAGGTTCTTCAAAAGATAAACAAGAAGCATCGCGAATGTATAACAAAGTAGCAAAAGAAGTATTTGGTGAATTTGCTAAGCTTGATTAACAATTAACATACAAGGGATTCTCCCTTGTATCCTGGAGGTTGACCCCTGAGTCTGCGGACAGTCAGGTAAGCGCATCTCCAGGATGTAGGGGGGAATAATAAATTATGAAAGAACTTATAAATCCAACAGCAGTAGTGTGTACTTGTTTCATGCTAATTATCATGTTGTTTAGAGGAATACAAACATTCCCAACTAATGCAATAATTTTATTAATAATATTTGTATTTGCTTGGATATGGAGTGAAAATTAATATGAAAACACTAAAACTATTACCTAAAAATCAACATTGGTATGAAAGTAATAAAAAGAAAGGAGTCTATTATCCTTCCGTAACAATGGTTACTGGATTTCTTCCTAAAGGGCAATTCTTTGAGCGTTATCTTGCAGATCAAGAGTCTTGGGAAGAGTCGCAGAAGTTACTAAAAGAGGCTGGAGAGAGGGGGACAAGAGTCCACGATGCTTCTGAAATACTAGATAATGGAGGAACTATTACCTATGAAAACTCCGGACTTACTGATGAGGAATACGAATTACTTTCTTTCTATGTAAACTGGCATAAGAAGTTTACTCCAAAGATAGTACATGTTGAACTTAGAATGGTATCAGACAAAATGAAACTTGGAGGTAAACTAGATCGTATCTATGAGATAGATGGTAAGACCGTATTATTTGATCTAAAAACATCTAAAAGTGCCATCTTTGATAGTCACTGGATACAGGTAGCGTGCTACTCGGCCATGTATGAGGAATTATATAAGACTAAAGTAGATCAGGTAGCTATCCTTAGACTAACTGGTAGAAGAAAAGAAGGCTACGAATATGTCACTCGTAGTCGAGAAGAGTGGTTAAAAGATTATAAACAATTTAAGAAAACGTACGACACTATGATGTATTTGGGCAATAACAAGGTTATTGCGCCTAAGATCATCGAAGTCCCGGAAGTCTTGAGTTTAAATTAATATGACAAACAAAACAGCAGAAAAATTTATAAAGTGGATATGTGGGATAACGGTAATCTATGCAGGCATACACATAATTTTATTTTTAATTCAATGATAACCATAAAACTTTCAAGTGTAAACGCACATCCTAGAGAAGTATTTAAGGTACTAGAAGATAGACGTGCAGAAATAGAATGGGCTTTGAAAAAAGAAAAGATAGTCTTACCTAAGTATCAGAAATCTACAACACCTAAACTAACTGTAGGAGTATGGAATATGGTACGAGGATTTATAAACGAATTAAAACCTTAATAATATGAAACCATCAAACAGAATAGCAGAACTAATAATTAAGAATTCTAAAAAATATGGTTCTCCAGAAAGAATATTTCGGGCAATATTCGATTATCTAGACGAACAACTGTAATGTCTGTGCTAATTATAAGAGGGATGAATAAGTAATAAATAAAACAAATGCCATTTAAAGACACAAAAGAAGGTACTACACACTATGAAAATGACGGTTGTGGAGAACCAGAACACAATCCTATGCAAGATATAAAACAACAACTAAAACAAAAATATGGCAATGATAATACTCAATCAATAAGAAGTATGTCTTATGAAGAGTTTGATGAAGTTATCTCCCTCGCAGTAGAACAAGAGAAAGAGAGAGTGTTAGCTATGGTGCTGAAAGAGATAGATGGAATGTATAAAACACCATTAAATGAGGAAAGAGAATCTGTGGCAAATGTTCATAACCAAGCTCTAGATACCTTAAAAGAGAAACTACAAGCTAAACAATAACCTATGTATAAAAGAGTAGACTTATCAGAAATAATAAGAGGAACAGCTAATAAGAAAGCTGAAACTATCACTATTAAGTGTCAAAATTGTGGTAAGGATAAAGAAGTAAACCATAATCTAGTTTGGCGTCGCTACTGCGACATTTCGTGCTACAAAGAAGCCCTAGAGGAAAAGAAAAGAGATTAAAAGCTAAACAATTAAAAAAAAGGAGATAAAACTTGGGAGGAATTAAAGAAATTAAAACTAAAAACAGGTAAGAACTGGGACACCTTTATAAGTGACGTAATAAAGATAAAAGTATGAAAAAAGAAATAAAAAAGATACTACTCCTAGTAGAAACCATTTTTACACCTAAAGCTAAGGACAGTTTTAAGGTTTTAGAGATAATTTTGGAGAATAGTATGAAAAGTAAAGATAAACAATGGGAAGATAAGATTAGACTATACTTTTCTAAAGTTTCAGGTAGCGAGTATGAAGAAAGACAGATGTTAAAAAAGTTTAGAGAAATTACTGAGGTTTAAATTTATAAGTGATATATTAAAAGAAACAAAATGAAAGAACTAAACATTGAACAAACTAAATTTCTATTGCAAGAAATGGAAAGATTACAAATTGAACACCCAAAGGCGAATATTTTATACGATACTGAACACAGAAGAATAAATATAACTTATCCGTTGCCTAGAGATTTTGACAAATTCAAAGATATTAAAATTTTCAACGACCACATTAGAAATGTAAAAATGTAAATATTATTAGAAGATAATGAAACAAAATAAACTGGTCGATATGTTACAATTAAAAGAAAGGAAATAAAACTATGATAGAAATAAAATTTAGAGCGTGGGACAAATTAAATAAAGAAATGACCTTATTTGGATTGTTCGAGAGACCTACTGCTACTTGGGGGAAACATTGTGAAATAATGCAATTCACTGGTCTCCTAGACAAAAACGGCAAAGAGATATATGAGGGGGATATAGTTGAATGGAAATATTTAAAAACTTGGCACAAAAACGAAGTTAGGTGGGTTGGGGGTGGATTTGTGGTAACCACATCTGGTTTTAAAGATGACTTAAATGAACCTCAAGATTTATCGCTTGTGTCAATATTAAGTTGTGAAATCATCGGCAACATTTACGAGAACCCAGATTTATTAACCCAGAAACCATAAAAGGTTTCCTAACAAACAAAAGATAGATGAAAAAGATAATTCTACAACTTTGTGCAGATACTGGAAGCGATACAAGACCTTGGCGAGATGCAGGGTATGAGGTTATTCTAATAGGTAAAGATATAGGCGTAGAAAACTATCACCCACCAAAGAATGTTTATGGAATAATCGCAAATCCACCTTGCACTAATTTTTCTTCTGTAAGAACTTCTGCAAAGATACCTAGAGATGAAGAAGAAGGTATGAGACTCGTAAAAGAGTGCCAAAGAATTATTGAAGAAGCTAACCCTACTTTTTGGGTAATAGAAAATCCAGCGACAGGACTCTTGAAGAAATATCTAGGACAACCACGATTTACTTATCAGCCTTGGGAGTTTGGGAGTCCTTGGAGTAAGAAAACTGCATTATGGGGAAAATTTAATACCCCTGAAAAGAAATATAAAACTTGGGAAGAAGTACCAAACAAAATACCAGAACTTTATATACGAGGCACAAGAAATAAACCAAATATGGTATACCTACACAAAAGTGCTAAAAAATATATTCGTGAGTTTGATTGCTTTGAAAATGTAGACAGCGATATGGAATTTAGAAGTTTATGTTCACAGAAATTTGCCCAAGCATTTTATGAAGCTAACAAGTAACCCCTTTATCCCCTTAACAGGGCATAGCCCTAGAAATAAAATGAAAGAAGAAAAATACTATGTAGGGCAGACTATACAAAGTGGTGATGGTACAGAATATGTAGTGTCTGCTATTTGGGAACAAAAACCACAATGGGCGGATTTAGAGCTAAGGAACAAAGAAACTGGTGAAGAAGGAAGTCTAAGAGTAGGAATAGATAAAATTAGAAGGTAACAGAAGGTAAATAAACTGGTCGATATATTACAATTAAAAGAAAGGGTACTAATCCAGAAACTATAAAAGGTTTCCTAACAAACAAAAGATAGATGAAAAGATTTCAAATAAATGGTAAATACGAATATTGTCCTAATGGAAATTATTGGACAGATATATCTGGTATCTTTGATAAAGAATTGTATTTATTCTGCGACTGTAATAAATGTAATGGGCAGGTTTATAAACTAAAACCGTTCAATATAACAAAAAAGATAAAAAAAGAACAGATAGATAGATTTAGAAAATTGGATAAACTTGAAGAAATTAGAAATAAAATCACGTTAGAAAATATGCAAAAAGTAAAAGATTTATTATCCCCTTAACAGGGCATAGCCCTAAAAATAATATGCCACCATTAAATATGAGTTTTGAAAATCAATTTTATCCCTGTGAATGTTGTAAACCTAGATATTGCACAGCAACAGTAACTAACGGGAGAAAATGGACAAAAAAAGAAATAGAACAAGAGATAATTTACTACGCCACAGAACTGTCTAATAAGAAGTGGTACGAAGACAAAAGCTACACAAAAAACAGACTAAAACACTGGACAGAAAAGTTAGATAGATACAACGAGGCTAAAGAAAGTTTTAATTAATTATCAGCCCTAGAAACATAAAGAGATGAAAATAGAACACAAATTACCTAAAAACAAAGAAGATGCAATTAAATTTGCTCGTAAAGAGATTAAAGAGTGGTATAAATTATTAAAAAAGCTACAAGTACAGACTTACTGTCCCTGCTGTGGTGCGGATTTACCAGTAAAACTTCCTAAAAATTGGGGAAAATAAAAAATGCTAAAACAGGTATATAGACATTCTGGATGTGATCTAAAAAACTTTAAACAATAAACCACCCGAGAAGGTGGTTTTGTGCTGTCTAGTAGTGGTTGAAAATTTCTGTATAAAAAGTTTTAGTTGTACTGTACACGATGAACTCTTAGGACATCGGGAGTTTCGAAACTTTGTACATTGTGCGATTGTTGACAGCTCATAATCGCTCTAGTTATATTATCCTACGAAATAAAAAATGTGTCCAACTGGGGATAACTTTAGATAAAAAGAAGCAACCCTAAGATTGCTTCAGTTGTGATTGGATAGCTCTAAAAAAGAGCAGAATGAGGATGATTAAAATAATCATTGAGTGTAGCGTAGTGCTTGATTTGTTCCCTTTTGATTTGGGAGTGGTTGTGGGTGTTGAACTGGTTTGTGTTCGGCATCTTTTTCTTCTTGTTTGTTGACGATTTCGTCAAAAATGTCGAGTTGTTTGCCAGGTTTCCCAGCAGGAATCGGAACGAGTTTCGTTGCCATGATAGAAAATGTTTAAGAGTGAAGTTTTAGAAAGACTTTATAGAGAATGAATCCCCAGAATGTAATTTTTGCAGTCGTTTCATTAAGAAAGACTTTAATTATTGCACGATAGAAACCATGCTCTTGTTTTTTGTACGGAATTATCTTTTCCAAATCATCGTGACATGAACGACATAGTTTGAGAATATTTTTATCCCCAGAATATTGTCCATGATAATGACGGGTTGGATAAATATGATGTCGGGTTAAGTTACCGAGACCTCCGCATTTAGGACAAATGCCAATCATGATATGAGTATTTAATTGTGAAAAGAATGTACTAATTTAATTATACGTCTAAAATGAAAAACACCTCAGGTATACTGTGTATAACCCTCTGGTGTTTCTCTCAGGATAGGATTCGTAGACCCATAGTCGAAAAACTGATAAGTCGGTGAACCAATCCATCCTCTAGTTATTATCTCTCATCATTTGTGTAGTTGCAACACTAGCAGAACCAAATATAAGCAAACTTATAGCATTGATATAAGTTGCATCTTCAGGACTAATGAGTCCTTTGAATGCTAGAAAAGCAGATGTTGTTGCTATGATACCCTGAATTATATTCTTCTTTCCTCGTAAAAATAGTAAAATTTTAGTCATTTTTTTTCTTCTGGCTTGTAATTCGACCATTTCCTCTATTTCGTATTTACTGTATTCGTCTTTGGGAAGTTTCATGTTAGTCATCAGTAGGTTCTATTATTAGTTGTTCCATGTCATGAGTAAGTACAGAAATATCTATGTGAATATGCTTTTTTGCAACCTCTAAAAATACTGGTTCATTTATAGTAAATAGTGCCTTTAGTATCTTATATCGTTTTGTGTTGTCAGTCGTGCTTAAATCGCATCCTAGCCCCTTTAAATGGCTACTATTGGGCTTACCACCTATCTTCTTATTATGCTCTGGGGTTCTAAAACCACTAGTGATGATGAAGGGTACACCTGCTACTTCCCTTGCCTTGTCTAAGATTAGCCAGAGGTCTGGGTGTAGTTTAAATTTTTCTACCTCTGCCACGCTAAACCACTTGTAAGGGTGTCGGTATAGGAAGTTTACGAAAGGTTTTATGTTAGAGAAAGTTTGTGCGTAATTGCCGTCTGATGCGTAAGGGTCATCGTTCTTATAGAAAGGAATTTTCTTATAACACTTATTGTTTTTTTTATATACTTGTGGTGGCATTGTATTTTTCTATATAATTTATAATATAAGTATATTTTTGACTATTACATACTTTACATAAAGGCTGTATGTTGCTTATGTTAGAACTTCCTCCTTTAGAAATTGGTGTTATGTGGTCTGCACTTAGTTTTATATCAGGTTCAAATTTTTTACAACAAAGACACATATAATTATATTTCTTTTTCAGAGATTCCCACTCAGTTTCTGTGTATTCTCCTCCTGCGTTTTTTCTTTTGTAGTTTCTTAGTCTTTGGTGGAAATTGTATCTTGCTCTATTTTTTAATAAATAATTTTTTCTATATTCAGTCTTATTATCTTTATTTTTTTTATTATAATCTTTCAAATATTGTTTTCTTTTTTCTTTACTTGCAACTCTTGCTTCGTATTTTGCGTAAGCAGTTTCTCCGATTAAAGTTTTAATATGTGCTAACCTTTTTGGGGTTAAAGTGTGAATATAATTTTTTCTATTTTTCCGTGCGACACTTAACTTAAGTTTTGTTTCTTCTGAATGTTTAAATGTACGTCCAAGCATATATTTATTACCAAGTCCTAGTTTGTTCCCTTTTTGGAAACCGCAATGTGAATACCCTTTAGGCATCTTCATACCTCTATTCCAAGCTCCTTTTTTCCTTCTACCTTCAGCCATTTTTTGTTTTTGTTCGTCTGTCATATTATATTGGTTCACCAGTTACACAATTAACTTCTACTTCTGTTAAATCGAGTTCGTCTACGACTGCACATCCTTTTCGGTTAAGAGTGAAGCAAAAAGCGTGGAGTATCTCATGTGTTATTCTACTTAGAACTTTGTCGTTATCTACTACCCACTTATTTATTGCTAGTTGGATGAATTCGGTTTGTGCATAAAGTGGTTTATTATTCGCCCATGAAGTTACTATCTGATTGCCAGCGATAGGATGATTGATAGTATCCATATCCCATTGAAAGATTACACAGTCATATTCGTTTTCTTTGACATATTTTCTGCAGTGGTCTTTAGTAATGTCGTCTAAACCTAGAAGTGAGATAGTATCTTCCTTTCCATTATCTGTACGATAACCCTTAGTAGTTTTGTATTCGTGGACTGAAACAAGCTCTTGCACTGGCTTGGTGAAGAACGAAACATCAATGTCTTTTTCTTTAAAGAAAGTTATTGCTTTAGCGAAGTCTTTTTTAGTGTCTAAATTAGTGTTGTCGAGGATTAAGATTTTAAAGTTTGACATAGTTTTACCAATCTTGATTCTTATAATATTCTTCTGCGGTTATGGGTTCGCTAATAAAGCCATTTTCTAGTTGAGTGTTTTTGTAGAATGTGTTGGATTTTTCATCCCATTTGTATTCCACAAAAAGAGGATACTCACGTTTGAACTTCTCTAGTGCTTCTTTGATTACTTGCTCCTCGTTGTCTGTACTATGAGCAAGAACTTTAGAAAGCCAAATCCCTTTTTGGGCTTCTTTTCTAGCTTCGTATGTTTCTTTTGTATCTAAATGTTGCATTTTATTATAGATGTCGAACATAAGTTTATTATACTATTTTATCCAACGAAAGAAAGTATAGACAAATCCACAGGCTACTCCTAAAATAGCTACAAACTTTAATAGTCCTACACTTACCGAACCAAAGGTTAAAGCATTTAAGCCGATATTGATTGCAGGCAAAGCCTTCTCTTTCCATTTATTATCTTCTACAATATAGGCATCAATTTTAGTGTCTAGGTTTCGTATCTTTCCATTTACATGGGTTTCAATAGCTTTAGCCACTACAGGTTCTATCCTGTGTAAAATGGTGTCTACTAAATCAGAGGTTTCTCTTTTACCTGATTGTACTGCTTTTACTATTAAGTCTTCAAAGTGTTGTTTGTCTTCTGGTTTCATTATCTTTTTCTTACTACTATGCCACCTCCTCCCATTATCACATCTCTAATTCTTGTTGTGGTGTAGGTTATTACTAATTTTGGGTCACTTGATGTACCTGCTTGGTCTGCGTAATATCCAGTGAACTGGATTCTGGCTGTTGCTCCCCATGTTGGAGATGCTCCAGCTACGTCATAGTTTGCATTTCTTAAAGCAAATTTAGAAACCCCTGTCTTTGATATGTTACCGATACCAGTAGCGTTAAAAGTAAAGTCGTTATACCCAGTTGTACTCCAAGAAGCATAAGCCATAGGTGAGCCTGTTTGCGAAGTTGAACCAGTTTGAGTAAAGTCTGCATTTACAATAGCAGTGTTAGAGGCTGGGGTTGAAGTGTAAACATCAATAGTAGGAGCAAGTCCAGCAATGTCTAGTTTAGCTGTTCCCTCTACAGACAGTACAGCAGCCGAAATGGTGGCAGCAGAAGTAAGGGCAGAAGTATCAAACAAAAGAATGGCTCTTTTCAAAAGAATCCAGTTCCCAGCGGTAGTGTCGGGGGTAAATGCAACGAATTGACTATTTGCGTCTGTATCAGCAGAATTGTTACCAGCACCAGCAATAATAGTTGCCCAAGTTTCAACAACAGTGTCTCTTTGTGCCCAGCCATCTACAGAAGTTGATTCTGGGTTTGCATCTGGGTATACTGTTAAAGTTGCCATTATATTTGTTCGTTAATTGCGTCTCGTAATTTATCTTTCTTGATTTCGCCATTTAAGAAAGTTATAAGTTCTTCATCTGTCTTTATATTATCTCCAAAATCACTTGTGTCGTAATACATACAAAACTTTCCTGAGTTTTCTGTAACACCTCGGATTTTATTTTTTTTTGCTAAATGTTTTAAATCATCAAAACTTTCAAGTCTTTTAGTTCTAGTGTAGACACTTTTAGTTACAAGATTTCCATTCTCATCTTCTACTTGTTTATTCTGATAGTCACCTTCGTAAAGACGAACAGCTACATTTCTTATGTAGCCATTGTCGTCTCTTTTAATATACCAAAATTTATAATCTGTTCTCATTATAATTATGATTCTATTGTGTAATATGAAACCAATATTCTAATACTTCCAGTAGTTGGTGCTTCACAAGTTATTCTAAGGTCTTCTCCGTCTGCTCCTACTCCGACTATTCCACTTCCGTTACCTCTAATTACACCTGAACCTGCTGCTATTCCTGGGTGAGTTAAGACTACTCCTGTAGTGGTTGGGGTTGTTGTTGTACCGAAACCTACTCGTACTCCTACATCTACTGTATTTGCATTATCACAAAGTGCTTCAATTTCTGTTACTACTATTTTAAGTCCTCCTGCGATTGTAACGATAGCTGCGTCGGTCTGTGCTGCGGTATATGCTGCTTCAAAAGTTACTATGTTAGGATGTCCTCCTATTACAAAAGGGACACCTGCTCGGTTAGCATACCAATCTGTTCTGTCTGCTGCCGCTACTGCTGTTGGGTTAGTACCATGAGCGATTGCTTTATGCCCTACTTTTATTGGGTTTCCTGAATCTACTCCGTCATGGGCAATGTTACCTACTACTTGAGCATTTAGGTTAGAAGCTGTTGCTTGTCTAACAAATACATCACCATCTGCACCTTTTATATCTACGAATCCCGCTGTGGTAAATGCTGTTCCTTTTGTTCCAAGTAGGTTAGAGTCAAGCCCGAATTTAGCTGTATAAGTTGTAGAGTTTGTCGTTAATAGATTACCCGCACCATCAGCTGTTCTAACAGTACCAATTACTTTAGTTGTTTCTGCTGAGAGGGTGGAATTAACTGAAAAAGCCGTATTGTCTGAAGCAATCGTTACTCTTTGTGAACCTGTCCCTGTAACACCATTACCCATGAGAGGTGTTACTCCATTAATTTGTGCTACGTTTACAGCAGAGTTAGCTGTGATTGATACTGTACCTGATACTGGTTGAGTTGCTTGCCAGAAAGTACCTGTTACTGGAACAGAATCATCTGTAGCAATAGTTACTCTTTGAGTTCCTGCACTTCTTAATCCAGTCCCCATAGCTATAGCAGCACCTCCCATTTGTGAAAGATTAGTTACAGTTGAGACTGTAGTTACACCAGCTAGGGTGTTTGCTGGTTTAAGCAAAGTATTAATTGAAGTATCTTGAGTAGATTGTAGAGCAGAAGTTGCAGCACCTGATGGTAAATCGGGAGTAACTAAAAGTTTATTAGTTAAAGCTGGTTGGTCGGTTGCTATAACTACTCGCAATGTTCCTGCTGATTTAACCCCAGAGTTTGTATCAGTAGCTGTTCCTCCTACTTTTTTAAGATTTATATTTGGTTGTGAATTTCCTTGACTCATATAATTATGTATTTTCTGTTCCGTACAATCCAAATGATAGGGTTGTAGAAGAAGCATAACACTTGACGACATCAGTGGTTGCTAAAGTTATACCAATAGTTGCTATGAATGTATCATTTGCACCTACTGTTGTATCATAATAAATATACTGTTTTGCGTTATCTGCTGCCGCTGCTACCTGAACCGAAATTCTAAAAGTTGCATCTGTTGCAGCTTGATTACAAACAATCAATGAGCTTATTGCTGTTGATGTTGCACCAGGTACTGTGTACAACGTAGTTAATGTTGTTGCAGCTGGATTTACTTGTGCTAAGTTTTTTAATACTTGTGCCATAAATTTTTGTTACTATTAATTAATAATTAAGCCCCCATAAATATAAATGATGTTGTGTAATCAATTACTCCACCAGAAATATCAGATAAATAAGCTATTGTTCCATTTGCTGCTTGAAGTGTTGCTGTATATGAAGTTGCAGATGTGTTTGCTGTTGAGATAGTAGTAACTCCAGTAGAAGTACCTTTCATTGCTAATTTATCTTTATCAAAAGTTTTTAGTCCTGTTACAGATTGAACACCTGCAAGCACCATATCTCCTGTTCCAGCTGGAGTAACAAAAGTAGGGGCAAGTGCTGCACCATTTGATTGTAAATAAGTACCTGCTGCTCCCAATGCTAATTCTTGTACATCTCCTACACCATCCGAATACCATACTTTCCAGTTTCCATTCCCTACGAACTGAGTTAATGCTCCTGAAGAGTTTGCCTTTGTATTGATTTGTGTTTGAATTGCACTTGTTACACCTGAAATATAACCTAATTCTGTTGGTGTTACAGCACTTGAAATAAGATTTTTAGAAGCATCAAAGTAAGGGACCGTTGAAACTGTAGCACCTGTTACAAGGAGTCCAGGTATTGTAGTTTTTGCTGCTGATATGGTCATAGCTGCAGTACCTGCGATTGTAGCGAATAGGTCTGTTCCATCTCCACCGAACCCTGTTGTTGTAGCTCCTCTTTGTGGAATAAATGAAGGTGCTGTCGAAGAAGAAGCTCCTGACCCTATTCTTGGACTTGTTGTAAGCACAGAGTTCATTATCAAACCTGTAACACCTGAACTCCAAGTTGCTGCTAAAGGTGCAAGAGCATGAAAGTCCCAAGTACCATTTGCTGTTGATATACTTGTACAATAACAAACTACTGCTCCACCTGCTGGGACTACATATTGTGCTACCCCACCTGCATTGTTTATAGTTAAAGTCCCACTTGAGTTATTGTTGAATTCAAAGATTGAAGACAGGGCTAGTGTTGTAGCATCTGGTAGTTGAAATGTCTGATTAGAAGCACCTGTTAGGTTTTGTGTTCTTGCACTAGCTACTGTTAAGACTGTTGTGCCACCTGCTGAAACTGTTGATGCAGTGTTTGCGAAGTAATTGTTACTAAAAGTATTTACGTTTGCATCACGTTGTACTAAAGTGCTTGCTGTAGCTGATGTAGATACTCCTGTACCAGTTACAGTTCCATTTAATGCTGGGGTGGTTAAAGACGGAGTGTTGTTAAAGACAACCAATCCTGTCCCTGTTTCATCAGAAAGTAATGCTGCTAATCCTGCTGAAGTTGTAAATACTCCTGAATATAAAGTATCAAAATATGTCTTGAGAGTTGCTTTTACATTCGCCCATGTTATTTTCTTTGTAGTTACAGTTGCTGTATCTACGATAGGTAATACATCAGCATCTAATGCTGGGGTATAACTTGTTAATGCTGAAATTTTCGAATCGGCCATAGTATTTTTGTTAAATTTATAATATTATTTTATCACTATTTTCTTGTAATAGATAGAACCCGTCTTCTAATAACAGATAGGAAACTGCGGCAGAGGTGATACTGATGACTAGACCATTTGTTACATTTACAGTATTGCCCGAACCATCTAAAAAAGTGCCTGTGTATCCTGCCGGATCGTATTGTCTGTATTCTCCTAATATTGTATCGTATTTGTTGCTCATTTTTTTATACTATTGATACTGTAATTGTTGTTGTTGTCCCACTCACTGTTATTGTTTTGGTTGCTACTGTAGTTCCAGATAACTTATAAGTTATAATCGTTGTCGCTGGGGCTGCTGATTCATCTATTACCTGTTGATCAAACATAGGGATAGCAAATCCGTCTGTAGTTACCGGCATAGGATTAGTACTACTAACTGCTGTAGTTCCTACTCTGATAGCTACAGTAGAAGGACCACCTCCGCCACCTCCAAAATCATTAGCTGAAAGTACTCGTCCCTTACTGTCTACCATCTGGACCGGGATAGGGTTTGTGTTAGATATTCCATCAAGTAACTTAACTGGTTCTACTTCTTTATTTACTCCATCTATTAATTCCTGCATCCCTATAACTTTCATTTCATTGGGAAAGTTTACTGGAGTAGGTTCTATATTAACTATAGGTGCAGGTACATTAACTATAGGAGCTGGAATATTCACTACTGTTTCAGGAACATTAATAGTTGGAAGTTTGATTTCTGGAACATTTACGGTGATTGGAGGTAGTTTAACCTCAGGAAATTCTGGGTAAGCAGGAAATTCTGGCATCACTATCTCAGGCATAGTAACAGTGACCTTAGCTTCAGGCACCTTAACTTCAGGAACATT